ATGAATAAATGGGGACATCCATGCCAGACTTCAAGCCAGAATCAGGATGCCCTAATTTTATGGAGGTTAGGAAATGATCGAAGCAATAATCCAATTTTTCTATAATAAAACGCATAAGAAATCCACTATGTTTATAGCAACTGGTAAGCCAAGGTTTTTTATAGCATATGATATGTTTAATCACAAGGAATTGTATGACATTGAAGTTGATTTCCCAAAGGGAAACCTGTTCATACATCATCGTGATAAATCAGTTATCCACGATATTACCGATGATAGGATTATTAAGCTATAATACTTGCACGAATCAAAATATGATACTAAGGTGATTATATGGAAAACAGGTGCGAATGGGATGAAAGATACCCGCCAGAATCATGCATTACAAGAGTACTACATCAATTTACCCTTGAGCGCATGGACAAGTCAGCATGGCAACATACAGAATATAAGCCAAATCCAGGACAAAAACCTAAGACAGAAGCGCAAAAGTTAAAGGCTAAATTAGCGGCAAGGAAACGTGCCAACCTTGAATCAAATAGCAAATATTACAGAGAGGAAATGCCCGATGAATTACCATCTTGATCCATTGACAGCTATAACCGCAAGACCAGAGTTTTGGCGGTATACCGGTAATTACTCAGTCGAAAAAGGAAAGATTCCAACAGCCGACCAGAAAAAATATACTTATTCGATGATTGTCAAGCAATTCCATATTGGATGCCAAACGATAAGAGACGCAAAGATTGCATTATTTGGTGAATTGGTGCAACTGAATGAAGGAAAATATAATAAATTGATCGATTATCTAAAGGATAAAATAAATAAGCCAAAATATAAGAAAGGTCTAAATATCGCTACATTGGCTGCTGAATTAGATATTAATAAGTTTACCGCCGTATCAATATCTAAGAAACTATTAGGTAAAGGAAGTGGGTATACCACTGAGGAATACGAAACCTTGAAAAATCATCTTGCAACTGTTAAGATAGAAAAAAGAGGCCCGTATAAAACTTGATAGAAATTAATTCGGTTTATAAGCAGTTATTTGGTGATGATGGGACGCTTAGGAAAGATGTCAGATATTTTGTTGAAGTAGGCGGGAGGCGATCAGCCAAGACACATGATGGGGCCGTGTCGCCATTGATTATTACCGCACTATCCGAGCCTGAACATTTTATACCATGCATTAGGAAGGTTGCCGCCACACTTAAGGATTCAGTGTTCTCCGAATTAACTTCTTTCAAACGAGAGCATGATATACCTGGTGCCGTCAATAAAACAGATAAAGAAATAACTTTGCCGAATGGATCTCGGTTTCGTGGGTTTGGGCTTGATGATCCAGATAAATTAAAATCACTTAGTAAGGCAACAATAATTTGGATAGAAGAAGCTAACGAATTATCCGAGTCAGATTTTGATAGTATAGACGCTGGATTGTCTCCCGCTAAATATCCAGGTAGAATAATTTTAACATTCAATCCGATGCCACAAATACCGGGGTCATTGCATTGGCTACAGCGTCGCTTCCTTCAATGCCCATACGAATTATCCAAGGCATATGTTGACCAAAAGACCAATGCGCTTGTATTGCGTACATGGTACAAAGATAATAAGTTTTGCCCGCCTGAAACGGTTAAGGTTTTAGAGGGATACGAAAAGACTAATCCAGAACTTTACAAACTTTGGGCCTTAGGTGAATTTACCAAACTTGAAGGCGTAGTATTTGACAATTGGGATATTGTTCCTTGCGTGCCTGATGGTATTGTTAATGATTCGCAAGGATGCGCCGTAGATTTTGGATTTAGCAACGATCCCGCCGCATGTGTAAGGCTATGGATTTATAATAACGATATCTACGCCAAGCAATTAGTTTATAAAACTGGACTTCATAATCAAATGTTATTTAATGAAATGAAGGCGGCGGGGGTTGAAGAGTTTGAAAGAGTAGTAGCGGATAGCGCAAGGCCAGACATTATTAGCGACCTGAAAGATTTGGGGATTAAAGGTATTGATGGTGTTAAAAAATACTCAGGTTATAAAGAAGAAGTAGCCAATAGAATAAAATCGTATAATATTCATATAGTCGAAGGATCAACGGATTTAATAAGAGAAATATCGACATATTCGTGGATGAGAGATAAAAACGGAAAGCAATTACCAAAACTGCAAGACGGAGAAGATCACGCAATTGACTGCATTTTGATGTTTTGCTCTGACTTCGTTAAAGCCCCTAAGTTTGAAATGTTCTTTGTTTAGCTTTCCCATTTATGCAAAAACGCCATCCATAAAATACATTGACATTTTATAACAATACGTGCAATATCTCCATTGTGCATAAGTCAATAGAACAAAGTAGCTTAGACATTTTCTTATTGAAATATCTAAAATCTAAATTTACATATAAAGGGCACAACTAATGGGCCTATTTGATCGCATCCAATCTAATGGCAAAGTATTGTCATGGGCTAAATCTACCATTAGCAAGATGAGCCAACAAGTAGCCGACTCGATTAGAAGTATATTCCAGGTTAAATGGAGTTATTCGGCGAGACGCGATGCATTGGCCTATTTGGAGATGTTCCACACTTCCCCAAGATTAAATGCCGTTGATATTATAGCAAATGATGAGGCTAACGTAGTTTTTAAGGTATACAAAAAATCAGACTTGCGAATGGGTAAGGATGATGCTGAACCAATTGCGGACCATCCTATTTATGAATTATTAGAAAACCCGATACCTTCACGGCAAGACTTTGACGGGTTTACTATTCGCTATTTAACCCGTGTGTGGCTTGAGTTGCAAGGCGATTGTTATTGGGTGGTAGTGCGTGATCGATTAGGCCAGCCCCGTGAAATATATCCTATACCATCCAATTGGGTAATTTCAGCACCGACTATTTCAATGCCTTATTTTTTAGTAATGCCACAAGGTAATACCGCATCCCAAACATTAGAGATTGCGCCGGAAAATGTTATATGGTTTAAGACTCCTAATGTCGCGCAACCATATGCGCGTGGACGTGGGCGTGCCGAAGTTGTGGGCGATGAAATTGAATCGGATGAATATGCCGCCAAATATGGAAAAAACTTTTTCTTTAACGATGCCACGCCACGATCAATAATCACTGCTCCGGGTGCTAATGAGGCATCGGTCAAGGCATTAAAGGAAACATGGAACCAACAATATCAGGGTGTATCTAATGCCCAAAAAATGGGCGTGCTTGGATGGGATGCGAAACTTTTGCAGCTTTCCACAAGCCCCAAGGAAATGGATTTTACTGCTACCCGTACTTTATTGCGGGATATGGTCAACCAGAATTGGCAAATACCTCCTGAGATTTTTGGGATATTAGAATCAAGCAACCGCAGTACCATAGACTCTGCATTTTATCTATACGCAAAAAATGTTTTAAGCAAAAGACTATTGCGCTTTGAATCGTTTATTAATCGCCAACTTATGCCTATGTATGGCAAAGATTGCGCAATTAAGTTTGACAATATCATACCGGAAGATCATGAGTTTGCTTTGACAATGGCTAACGCTGGATGGGAAAAAGGTACTATTACCCGTGGCGAATGGCGTACTAAAGTAGGTATGGGCAAATTAGGCAATACACTTGATGATGAGATTGTTATGTCTTATAGCCTTATACCTCAGAACATAAATGAGCCGTCGCCAGATCCTAAGTCTGTAGTTATTCCCACTGACCAACAGGCGGGCAATGATGAGCCAATAAAACCATCCAAGCCAATTGGTCAAGATTATCCTGATGAAGAGCCTGTTAAATCAGCCAAGAAAGGATTGAATCAAGAGAGAAAATCCGCAATCTGGAATCAATTTGATAAGGCCGCAACCGCACAGGAATATCCGTTTAGGCAAGCAATTAAAAAGATTGCCGATGCGCAACAGAAAGAGTTTAATAGAGAGTTTGAAGATTTAATAGGAACAGGGCTATCACCGTCTCAGGCTATGGAAAACGCCGCCGATAAGGTATTTGGTGAAGCTGCAAACAACTCATTGAAACGTGCTTTATATAATGGGTGGATGGATTCGATGAAAGCAGGGCTTGCTTTTGCTAATGCAACCGCTGGAACTAAAATTGATTTTACCTTAGTACAACCAGGTTTTAAGGCATGGATAGAAAAGTATGGCTTGGAACGTGCCACGCTAATTAATGAAACGTCTAAAAAACAATTAAGCAATTCTTTAAGCCAAGGCGTTCAGGACGGGGAATCGATCCTTGAATTGCAGGATCGTGTGAAAGATCAATTTGATGGATTGCGAGATTACCGTAGTGAGAGAATTTCACGAACTGAATCTACTGCCACAATGAATAGCGGGGCGATTGATACATATAAGGCCGCTGGAATTAAAAGTAAGACTTGGCTGGCTACTATGGACGACAGGACTCGGGACGCACACGCCGAATTAGATGACCAAACAATCGATATTGATGACGATTTTAATGTGGGCGGTGATATAATGTCAGCCCCTGGATTGGGCAATGACCCCGCAGAAAATATAAATTGCCGCTGTACCGTGATAGCCTCATTTGAGGATAAAGAATAATGCTCTGCCAAAAATGCAATAACGTATTAGTACTATACAAAGGTTATTATTGGTGTTCACATTGTGGCAAGATGACTAAACCTCATTTTATTAAAAGGATCGTCAAGAAATGACTGAATATAATTTTAGCGTAAAGAAAGGCGATACATTCAATGGTGTTTCGTTTACTATTATTGTAAACACTCTTTTTTATGTAAATTTGGTAGTATTTCCGGTCACTGGCGCAACCAATCGAATTTATGTTGCAAATGATACAGGCACAAAATATATATGGTCTGGATCGGCTTATACAGTTACCACTAATTCGATTTATTTAGACTTAACTAATGCGTCATTACTCTGCCAATTTAAGCCAGACGCTTATTCGGCGGCGGCATTGACTTTAACCAATCTATCGGGCCTAACAATCACTAATGCGGTCAATGGTCAATTCCAAATCAATCCACAAATTATCAATATTCCTTGGCGCACGTATCAATATGATGTGCAGATTACTTTAGCGGGCGGTGTTGTCAAAACTTATGTATCGGGCACTATGGCAGTAACAGAGGATATTAGCAATGTCTGATATTATTACTGTCAATGTTATTGACTCGCAAGAAATAGTATCGGTTAGCGTTATCGACGATATAGAATTAATTGATATTACTGTTAATGAAATTGGTATTGCTGGATCAAATGGAATCGGGATCCCTCCCGGTGGAGAGCCTGGGCAGGTTTTAGCTAAGGTTGACTATAACGATTATAATACACATTGGGTTACTGGTGGAAGTGGCGGCGGCGCAGTTGATAGTGTAAACGGAAAGACTGGCATAGTCATATTAAATAAATCAGATATTGGACTTGCTAATGTTGATAATACCAGCGATGCAAATAAACCAATATCTACAGCACAAGCAATTGCGATCAATGATAATAGCATAAATCTATCAAATGTCATGAGCACAGGTCTTATATCTGGCGGTCAATTATCAATAAATGCCGATCCAACTAAGTTTAATATAATGTCCGGTCAAGGTGTAATTGTCGATAATCATACTGACCCGATTAATCCGATTAGGACTATTGTCACATGGGCCGATCAGTCGGGATTGACTGACCCATTATTGACTACTGATGCGACTACTTATATTAGCATTAATTCATTAGGTGCATTTACTTATTCAAATAATATACCATCTAATGCCGAGCGGAGAGACAGTATTTTAATTGGATGGCTGGATCATCCCAATCAATCAATAATTGAAACTGTAAAAGTACAACCCAACTCTATCACTGATGTTGCAGCTCAGTTAAATGACTTCATGTTGGCCTTTGGCCCTTTTAATATTAACGGAAATGAATATTCGCCACAATCAGGGCTACATGTAAAGCGTTCGGCTGGAAATACCTTTGATAGTAATGCTAATTATGTGAATAATAGAGCAAGCCCTAATGTTATAACGACGGGAATCGAATCTCCTATAAGTTTCTTTTATTATTATCGCGATGGTGTAGGAGATTGGTTTAATAGTGTAGTTCCTCAATCTGTTATTGATCCAGATCATTGGGATGATAATAGTGGTACTCTTGCCAATGTTCCTGCTGGCAATTGGACTGTTCAGATAATTAGTTTTTATTCTCAAACACAAAGTAATGACATTCAATATGGTCAAAAAACATATGCAACATTATCTGCCGCGCAATCTGACCTTCAGTCGGCAATTGCCATAAACCCATATAATGCCTATGACACATTTAGAGCATGGGCAATTGTAAAGCAAGGGGCTACTGACCTAACTAATCCAGCGCAAGCTTTATTCGTATCAGCCGGTAAACTTGGCATGACATCCATCCAGTCCGGTGGCGGTACAGGGGGAGAAGTCAATACAGCTTCAAATATTGGCCTAACCGGAATAGGATTATATGATTCAAAAGTTGGTGTTAATTTGCAATTTAGAAACATTCAAGGCAATGGAGATATTACAATATCTCTTGACAATTCCAATCATTCAGTAGTATTGCAATCAAATGTCAAACCATGCGCGGCGGCAATGGCAATCGCCCTAAGTTAAGGAAACTATGACAACATTAGCGCACGTTCAAGAATTAATAGATGGTGGACTAATTACCAAAAAGGAAGCAAGGCAATTTTTGAATAATAAAAAGGATGCATTAAATTTAATTGTTGAAGATATGTATCGTAATTATGACATTGACACATATGCTAATACTAAAAAAGAAATTGAAGATATTAAAACAATAGTGGCAGGATTAGTATGAAGTTATTAGTTGGGCAGGACATAGGAAGTTATTCATTTTCGCCTGGGTTATCCAATATTGGCACAGTAACTCTAACGTTGCCATATTCAATTAAGCCAGAGCAATTACTTTTAGTTACAAACGTAACGGACGGGATAATTCTTTATAATTTTGCTGATAGTTCAGCTCATGGATCATTTAATAATGGTGTACTGACATTATTGCTTGACACAAGTTCCATGAGTTCAAGCGATTCATTGCAGATTTATATTGATGTTCCTACCGAAGAAAACATTTATGAAATTGAACCGATCCAAGAAAAATATACTTATGATACTAATCTTTCTAATGTTCTTGGTACTAAAATAGCAAATGATGGGCTTGGCAATATACAGACCAAGTCAATATTTCAGTCCAGCAAATACCAAGGTATATTACGGAATGCTCAAGATGAGTTTTCAGTTAATTGCGAAGGTTATCAGACTGCCGCAATTCAATTATCGAGCACATGGGCTGGGACAGTAACATTTGAAGTGAATGTAAACGGCGGTGATTACTTGCCTATAAACGGGTTTGCGATTAACAGTCCCACAGCCGTATCTGGTTCAACCACTAACGGGATATACCGTTTTAGCGTATCAGCATTGACACGAATACGCGCACGATTCTCGGCTTATACATCGGGGGCATGTACTGTAGCCATCGTTCTTTCAGCAGGAGAAGCAGTTGTCAGTACTGGCAACGTGCAAAGAGTGCAAGGCTCACAAGGTCAGGATATAAGCCAACGTGCTACTACTTTTGAGTCTAATACTTTTGATACTAACTTATCCAACGTGTTAGGGAATACTGCATTATGGCGCAACGGCTTTACTGGACTTGAGTTTGCAGTCGCTCCCACAATTAACCCTGCCCAGCCAGCAACTTATCCATCAAATCAATTCGCACAATATCCACAAATATTTCCACGATTGCGAGTCGAAAGCGCAGGAAGTCAAAAGCTGCCATTTGCTCAAGAGGCAAACACAAACCAAATGTTAGTATCCAACCCATCGGCCGTAACGCTTTTGGAACAGATTCTAATTCAACTCACGCTGCTGAATAACAACTATGCAGCATTAAATAATATGCCGTTGCCATTAGGGCAAACGAATATATAGGAGAAAATAAATGTTAGCAGAAGGCCGTCAAGGGCTTGTCCCTCTTGGTAATGGTGCGCCAGGCGTAGTTCGTCTGGACAAAACCAGCGCACTGGTAAACTCACAGGCACATGGTTCATACACTGAGCCAGCGTTGCAGTCTAAATTAATGATCGCGTGTAATGCCGCTGCTGGAGTCGCTCCCGGTACTGCATTAAGTACAACGCCTCCATTGGCTATCTGGAATCCACCTTCCAGCGGTTACAATCTTTCAGTATTGAAAGCTACTGTTGGTTATGTTTCCGGTACTCTTGGAGCTGGAACTATTGCCTATGCTGTAGTCCCAAATCAGACGACTGTACCGTCAACTGGTACTGAAATTGTCCCGCAATGTACTAATATTGGCGCTCCCCGTGGTGTCGGTCGTGCATTCTCTGGATCAACTCTTGCTGCTACTCCGACCCTGTTGCGTCCGGGCTGGACTGTAGGCGCATTTGTTAGTACTACTGCATTACAGGCAACCGATGAATGTAACTTAGTCGATGGTGCTATTATCATACCACCCGGAACCGCATTAGTATTGCAAGAAATTGGTGCCGCTGGTACTACTCCGCTTGTGATTTTTGCTTGCGAATGGGAAGAAATACCCGTATAACCATAAAAATAAAGCCATGGGTTAATCGCCATGGCTTTATTAATTCAATCTGTTATTTAATTAATCCCATTATCCAATAATTCTAAGTCATCGTCAAAGTCTGACTCATCAATTGAATTGATTTTTTCAATGCCAGTTTTTAGGATTTCTATAATAAAATCCTCATCTCCAATTACATCGTCCATTTTCATTAATTCGCTGGCTTCAAATTGATCATTAGCGACAATCATAAATAATTCGCCATCGTTAATGGTTAATGTAATCGAAACATTTTGATTAGCATTCAATAAATCAATTAATTGTTTCATTTTTCTTTGACTTCTTTATGATTTGACCGCTCAACTCGGCCTCACCATGCATTAAACCAATGGACGGCTTACCACCAGACCCCATATCGCTAATCACAGGCTTTTGATAATCAACTGCCTCTTCTACCATATCAGCAAGCAAGCGGTTGATTGTTCGATTCTTTTGGATAGCTTTAATTTTGAATCGGTCCCATACGTTTTGATCTACTGGAATGTCACAATGCATAATTAATCCCCCATAAATTAAGCCATAGTAATCTAATTTAATTACCATGTCAACCATTAGTGATAAATATGTAAAAATGGAATTACTATACATTATGGACATTTTGCAACTAATCATCTATTATGAACGGCATGGGAATGTTGCCACGGACAATACTTGACTTGCTCCAAAATCAGTATAAGCACGAGTCGGCCAATCACTTTAGATATATAGCCCGATCATCTTGGGCTAATAAACGTGGTTTTAATAATACAGCCGTCTATTTTGCAAAAGAAGCTAATGGGGAGTTAAAGCATTCAAGTATTGTTCGGGACTACATTGAACAAAGAAATGAAGCAGTAGAGCCAAGCGGTTTTGCTTTTGATGATTCGAGTATTTTCAAAACATTCGATGAGCTTTTCACGACTGCCTTAAAAGTTGAACAAGAAACCACTGACCTATTGAATAACATTTATCAAGAAGCGATTGCTGTTGGCGATTTTATGACGTCAACTTGGGTACAGCAACTGATTACCGAGCAAATCGAAGAGGAAAATATTTACCAAACAATTATTGACCGAATGATTCAGCGTGGTGGTGGCGGCGATGAAGTTACCGCATTAAACAATTTCCGAAAGGATCAATCGGCGTCGCATGACCTTGATGCGTGGATAGGTGAAACATTTAATGACTAAAGAAAAGATCGGCAAGTTTACCGTCAAGCAAGTCGGCGCTGAATCTGATCGTGTATTGCGATTTATTGGCACCGATGAAAGTGAAGATCGTGACGGGGACATTATCAAGGCTAATGGCTGGAAGTTTGAAAACTTTTTTAAGAATCCAGTTTTTTTGCCATTCCACGATTACAGCAAAGTTCCAATTGGTAAGTGTATAAACGTTCAGCAATCTCCCGGTTCAACTGGCACAAGTTTTGATATTAAGTTTCCCAGTATTTCCGAATTGTGTAGCGATCCTGAGCATCCAAGCCAAGAGGCAAAATTAGCTGATACCATTTATATGGCATATAAACATGGTTACATGAATGCCGTTTCTGTTGGCTTTATTGGCCTCGAATCGGTTAAACGTGAAGATCAAAAAGAATTACCCGACTGGATGCGCGGGAATATTTTTACCTCTCAGGAATTGCTTGAACTGTCAGCCGTATCCGTTCCCTCTAATCCAAATGCATTACTACAAGCAAGGTCCGCCAAGGGAATGAAGCCTGACCAATTAAAGATGCTTGAAGAAATACTAAAAGAAAAACCTAACCAGGAGGCCGAAGAAATGACGCCCGATCAAGTAGAGAAATCAATAGCCGAGGCAA